GAAGCTGGAGCGGCAGCAGCAGAGGCAGTTAACTGTCACTATGTGTGTTGCAGCAGAAACGTTTACGAATAAAAATAACTCTGAGTAGGGGAGTAATGTCCCCTACTCTTTTAGTAGGAGAAAAACAAAATGGCAGACGTAGTATTAAATCAAACATTATTTACTGGTGATAGAAAACTTATAACTCACTATAATAACGTTTCAGATAACTCTGGCGGATCAACAAAAATAATAGATGTTGATGCAGCAGCTAATAATCGTTCAGATGGAACTTCTTGTTCTAGAGTAACTTTAAATAAAATATGGTACAGCGTATCAATGACAGCAAAAGTAGATGCTGTTAAATTAACTTGGGACGCAGACACTGACGCAACTTTCTTAACTTTAGAGGGTGATGGACATTTAGATTATAGTTCTATTGGTGGTATTAAGAATAATGAAGCTACTGGTGCAAGCGGAGATGTTATAATAGTTATGCCCGCGTGCACAGCTAATGATAGTGCAACTATTACGTGCGAGTGGATTAAAACGTATTAATAAGGAGTAGCTATGGGAAACACTACTTCAGGAACTACAACGTTCGACAAAACTTTTTCTATTGATGAAATTGTAACAGAGTCTTATGAAAGAATAGGTGTTCAAGACCTTAATGGTTTTAGAATAAAATCAGCACGTCGTTCTTTAAATATAATGTTGCAAGAATGGGGCAATAGAGGATTACATTATTGGGAAATAGACGAAACAAACATTGATTTAATTGAAAATCAAAACCAATATGTTTTTTACAGAGCAAGTGCAGATGGGACAAGTGCGACCACTACACCTACGAACGGTATTTACGGCATGGATGATGTTCTTGAAGCAACTTATAGAACAGATAGAACACAAAGCACTCAGCAAGATACAGCTATGACTAAGATTGATCGTTCAACTTATTCTGCTTTAGCTAACAAATTAAACACAGGTCAACCAACACAATATTATGTTCAAAGGTTAATTGATCGTGTTAATATTTTTGTTTATCCAACACCTAATTCAACAGCTGCATCTAAAGATATGCATTTATATTTTGTAAAAAGAATACAAGATGTAGGTGATAATTACACAAATGCAACTGACGTTCCTTATCGTTTTGTTCCTTGTATGGTATCTGGTCTTTCTTATTATTTAGCACAAAAAGAAAAACCAGAATTTGTTCAACAATTAAAATTATTATACGAAGATGAATTAAACCGTGCTTTAGTTGAGGATGGTTCTTCTACTAGCACACACATAACACCGAAAGCGTATTACCCAAATGTCTAATTTTGCAACAGGAAAAAAATCAAAAGCAATATCAGATCGTAGCGGCATGGCTTTTCCATATACTGAAATGTTAAAAGAATGGAATGGTTCGTTTGTTCATACTTCTGAGTTTGAATCAAAACATCCACAAATAGAACCAAAAGCACACAAAGCAGATGCTGTTGGTTTGCAAAATGCAAGAACAGATAGAGAAGAAAACGCTGTTCCAAATTTATTAAAAACTAATCCTTTTAAAACTGGTTCTGCTAGTTCTTCTACAATTACAGTTACAGAAACTAGTCATGGTAGATCTACTAGTGACACTGTTAGGTTTAGAGATGCAATTGGTTTTGACGGAATAACAACAGATAACATTAATTTAGCTGCTGGATATACAATAACTGTGGTAGATACAGATACATATACTTTCTCAGTATCGACAGATACTGCGACAACTGGTAGTATTAACGGAGGAGGGTTTAGGGCTTACGCTGGTCCGGCCACATTAGTAGCATGACAACATACGCAGAATTAACACAACAAATATTAGATTATACAGAAACAGACACTAATGTTTTAACGTCAACTATTACTAACGATTTTATAGAACATGCTGAAATGAGGTTGTATAGAGAATTAGATATTGATCCTTACAAAAAGAATGCAACGGCCACACTAACTTCAGGTACAGCTTTTGTAACATTACCAGGATCAATTCCTACTAATTTTAGCACCATACGTTTTGTGACTATTTATAGTCCTAGTGGTTCACTTGGTGGATTGACTGATAATGAAAGAGTAATTTTAGACAAAAAAGACGCGTCTTATTTATCAGAATATTGGCCTAATCGTTCTACTACAGGCGTTCCAAAATACTATGCAAATTATGACGAAGACTCAATACTTATTGCACCCACACCAAATGCAGCTTATACTATAGATCTAGAGTATAACGCTCTACCAACAGGATTAAGTTCAAGTAATACTACTACTTGGATTAGTACAAATGCACCAACTGCTTTGTTATATGCCTGCCTAGTGGAAGCTTTTAAATTTTTAAAAGGCCCAGACAATATGTTAATAATGTACGAACAAGCATATAAAAATGCTATAGGCACATTAGCAACAGAACAAATGGGTCAGAAACGAAGAGAAGAATATAGGGACGGGGTAGTTAGGTTAGCTATTCCATCGACAAACCCATAAGGAGATAATATATGGCAAACCAAATATGTAATGTTTTTAAAGAACACCTTTTAAAAGGTAATCATAACTTTAGTTCTTCTGGTGGTAACACTTATAAGATAGCTCTTTACACTTCATCTTTAACAGTATCTGATGGTTCATCAGTAACTGGATATAGCACGACTAATGAAGCATCAAACTCAGCAGGTTCTGGTTATACTGCTGCAGGTAACACTTTAACCAACAACGGAGTTACAGGCAGTTCTTCTACTTCAACCGTGTTTGCAGATTTTGCAGATACGTCTTGGACATCAGTTTCAACAACAGCACGATACGCGGTTATATATCAATCATCTGGTGGAGCAGCGACTGCTGGTGCTGCTACAGATTCAGCAGTTTGTGTTTTAGATTTTGGTGGAGATTTTACAACTTCTGCTGGGACACTAACAATTCAATTTCCAGCTGCAGATACGAGTAATGCTGTTATAAGATTATCAGGTTAGGGGTGTAAATGGCATTAGTCCTTAACGATAGAGTTAAAGAAACTTCAACAACAACGGGTCAAGGCACACTATCTTTAGCCGGAGCAGCAACAGGTTTTGAAACATTTGTAACTGGTATTGGTGATGGTAACACGACCTATTATCTTGCTGCACATGAATCAGACGGTACGTGGGAATTAGGTATTGGAACTATAACTGATGCTTCTCCCGACACTCTTGCACGAACTACGGTTATTGACACATCAGCAGGAAACACAACTAAAATAGATTTTGCATCTGGTAGTAAAACAATATTTTGCACACTACCTGCAGGTAAAGCTGTATTCCTAGACGCAGATGGTGACGTAACATTAGGTGCTAATTTAAGTGTTGGAGGAAATTTAGATGTTACTGGAACTTTTGATTTAAGTGACTCAAACTTTACAAACGCTGGCGACATACAATTAGATTCAATTACAGGAGATGGAGATACTAACACTAAAATTACATTTAGTGGTTCAGATGTAATTACAGTAACAGCAGGAGGAGACAATCAAGTTACATTTACAAATGGTGCAATTGTACCATCTACCGACAATGACATAGATTTAGGCACAAGTTCTGTAGAATTTAAAGACGCATTTTTTGATGGTACAGTTACTTCTGATGCATTTGCAGGTCCGTTAACCGGTAACGTAACAGGAAACGTATCTGGCACCGCGGCAACTGTGACAGGTGCAGCTCAATCAAACATTACTTCTTTAGGAACACTAACAACACTTACTGTAGATAATGTAATTATTAACGGTACAAC